TGTATTGAAACGCACTGTAATTCTCTTGACCATGTGCACCTTGCCATAAGTCATATATCCAACTACCTTTGCCCTGTGGAGTTGTAATAAACATAGCTCCGCCTTGCCTATCTGACAATGCTGGTCTACATACTTCTGTCCACATCTTCTGGTCTATCATAGCTGCTTCATCCATTACCAAGTAATCCATACTAACACCACGCAAGTTATCTGGGTTATCACCACTGCGTAAGTATATTCTACTATTGTTAACTAATGTAATTTCTAAATTACTTTCATTAATCTTCTTAGCCCAACGGGCTCTTATAAATTTTTCCTTAATGTCATCCCATAATATTTGACGGCACATCTTGTATGTTGGTGCAACATAAAAGATCTTACTATTGGGAAACCTTGCATACTTGGCCATCTCATGCATTGATAGCCAACTCTTCCCCCATCTTCTTCCTGCAACAACAACCTTAAATCTGCTTGGGTCGTCACTAACTTCTTTTTGAACATCACTTAGAGGCATTGTTTTTTCCATTTACATAAAGTCCAAACCAAGCTGCACCTGCACCAATCATTGTGCTAGTAAATGCTGCTTGAGCATTGTTTGGATCTGGTAAATCCATAAACCAAGTTATAACCAAATAGAAACATATCATGTATGTTAGTATAAGCATCCTTGGTATTACTCTCCAAGCGTCTAATTGTTCTGGGGTTAGTTTCATATTACTTGCCGTATTTCTTTTTGCCTTTTTTCTTCTTAGCCATTTTATACTCCTATTCCACTTTTTACCATACTCATAACTAAACTTGCAACTAAAAGTCCAAGCACCCACCATATTCTATTGTCAATCTTTTCAATCTGTTTAGATTGTTTTTCCATATCTCTTTCGATGTGGTAAAGATGATTAGTCTTTATAGTATTGATGTCTTGTTTAATGTTTTGAATGTCTGCAATATTCTTGTCTGTGACTTCCATCCATTCTTTACATTTTTCTTTTGTTGCACTCATTATTAATCACTCCATGGTAGTATTTGATCAGCTTCTTCGTCCAATGGTGTATCTGTTTGATTAAGAATATTTTTACCTAGCCAAATTTGCATAGTTACATTATTCTTTTCAATTGCGTTTCGCCATTGTGCTCTTCTCAATGCAACTTTACCAAGCGTCTTGCCTGTTGCAATTACATCCTTATAGTTCCTATTTAATGTATCTACACTCACGCCCAAAATGTAAGCCATTTCTTTGACTGTGCATTGCACTTCACAAAGCTTCTTAAGTATTTCTACATCAACTTCTTTTCGTGGTGCACCTTTCTTTGGTGCTGCTTTTTCCTGTTTGTCCTCAGTGTTGTCCGCATTTTCAATCATGGTAGATCTCCTTTATTAGTTTACACTGGTCCACAAGTAGACTGAAGCATTGTAATACATAATATTATTATTATCTGAATTAATTACAAGCATTCCATCAAAGTTATCTGATCCTGTTGAATCAAGTCCTATCCCTATCTTGCCTGTTGTTCCGCTTGGGCCAACTGCTGTGCATGTAAATACCACATTCTGATATGTTCCGCCGCCGCCAATGGTTGCACCCATGGCTGACCATTGTGCATTAGTTACATCACCTACATCTTTAATTTTATATGTGTCTCCAACTATGGCATATTCTGGACTATATTCAACTAATGCGTCTGCTTCTGCATTAGTTATTATTGGAATTAAAGGTGGAACTCCAAATTTAATTGTTGCTGGTGCTATGTCATCTGAGTAACTGTCAGTAATTGTAAAATGATTTGTATCTAAGTCTTGTGACATTGGTGTTTGCACACCGCCAACTCTTAGTATATTGTTTGCATCATCTCTAACATAGATACTAAAATCATGTGTGTTGATTGCAATTTCACCTTCAGCTAAATCACTTGTTGTTGGAACGCCTGCTGTGTGTCTACGTTTTGGTTTAATTATCTGGCTCACCAAGGACACTCCTCTGTTAATGTTAATGCGATAAAATCTGGCACTGTGAAAGTTGTTAGACCTTCAGCCTTTTGAATTGCGTATTGATCACGCATTAGTTGTAATACCAACATTACATAATCTTTATGCTCACCAGTTAAGGCTGCATTTCTTTGTGTGTCAGCATCTACATAATTAAATATTGCTGCTTGACATTCTGTTTGTAAACTCATAATGTTCTCCTTATCCTACGTCAATAATACTGTTAGTTGCTAATTGAACTTGTTGAATATCTATTTCTTCACCAGTCCAAGCTCCTGTTGAACTTGCTTGTATCAAACAACCACTTTGAACAAAACTCTGTGTTTGTATTCTGAAACTTTCAATTGGCTGAGCACTACCTAAATCAATAGCTAGATAATCTGTATTGCTTGTTCCTGATAAGTTCCACCAGCTATCGCCAGTTGCATTATTGAATGCCTTCCATGCTTCATAAGTTCCATAGTGATAACTTTCTGATGCAACAAATGGTGTTGGTGCTGAGTTTGATGTCATTGCACTTGTTGGCCATTTAGTTCCACCTTGATTTGGATCTGTATACAGTCCAAATTCTTTAATTAATGTTCCATTACCAAGTGTAGCATTAAACAATAAACGGAAGTATCTGTAATTAAACGTATAATCATAACTTACCAAACTCTTTGTAACTGTCTCAGATTGTAAGTCACCAAAGTCTTGAACCTTCACTCTTATTTCATGTGTGCCAGTAGCTGGCACTGTAAATGTTAGTGTTCCATCTAAATTATCTGTAACCGCACTATTGGCTACAACTTTTGTAGTTCCTGTGTAAACTTCTACGTAGTATGCAGGGTCATCATATGTAGCATGATTTGAAATTGTTAATGTGTATGTTTGTGTTGCGTATGCATCCATGTTACCAGTTAATGTTGGATTAACACTTAGTCCTAAGTTAGTGTTTTGCCATTCACCGGCTGTTGAATTATACATAAGTAGATCATTGTTCTGAATGTTTGAAATATCAACATCAGTTAATCCACTTAGTGTTGAACTGCCGCCACCACTGTTTGTTACCCAGTCATAGTCTGTTCCATCCCAACTTAACACTTGGTTAGTTGTTGCAGTTGACGTGTTTAAGTGTGCATCAACATCAGTGTTAACTCTGCTTTCAAAATCAACTGGTTTATACCAACCGTTTCCGTTGTTGTCTGGGTCAAAAACTAATACAGCACCTGCACATTTAATGCACTATTGTTATCTACATTGTCTAGATCTTGTGTTCCATTTGAATCAAAACTTATGGTTCCATTACCATCTGTTCTTAGGATTTGATTTGCTGTTCCGTCTGTAGTTGGGAACTTGTATTCTTCAAAGAACCTTATAGTTCCATCTTCAACTCTTAATGCTTCAGATATGTTATTACTACTATCACTAACCATAAGTTTAAACTTTTGAGTGTTTAAATGATAAGGTCTGTATGCATAATTTGAACTATAGTCACCAAATACACTTGTAGTAAAGTGATCTTCAGCACCAAATATTCTTTGACGCATTGTAACATTACCGCCATTACTAAGGTCTCCCCAGTCTTTGGAGTAGTAGAATCCGTAATCACCCGTTAAAGCATTTGTATGATTATGATTACCTTCTGGGTCCATCATAAACACAAGTTTATCTAAATCATAATTTGGATCATTTTGTCCAAGTAGGGCAACTGCTTTACCGCTGCTGTCTTCTAATGTAAGTTGTGGTTTACTCCATAAACTATTGTCTGTTTTAATATTAACAACAGCATCATCTGGTGCACTTGCAGTTCCTTCAATTAATAAATGATCACCATCATAAGTTAAATCACTTTGACCGTTAAGTGTATTAGCAGTAGCTGAACCTGTGATAAGTCTGTTAGCATCATTGCCAATGATGTTAGTTGATCCACCACCACCACCTGATTGTGTAACCCAATCATAATCTGATCCTGTCCAACTTAATACTTGATTGGTTAATGCTGTTGACGTGTTTAAGTGATTGTCTACATCATCGTTTTCATATGGATAATCAAAATACAATTGTCCACTACCGTCTGTAAGTAATACTTGTCCACTGTTGCCATCACTGGTTGGGAATACATAACTATTATGGAAGCTAATAGTGTTAGCTTCAAAATCTAAATTAGTTGGCCACACATTTGGTTGTTGCGAAGCAGTGTAAGAACTAAATCTGTTTTTCTGTCCTTTGAAAGGTCTCATATCAATTGCTATACCTGTTCCACTTGAACCACTGGCATCACAAACAAATTCTGTGCCTACATTGTTGTCTGCTGAACCAACTGCTGTAAAGTCTGTGTTTCCAACAGTAAAGATCTTATACTTAACACCAATTATAAATCCGTCACTTGCTTTTTCAAAGCCAATGTCGTCTGCACCTTTCATACCAAATGTTGAAAAGTGTGAACCAGTGTCCCAAGCATCCGCTGTTCCTGTTCCACTACCTGCACCTGTGGCTACAAATACTGTGTTGACATTGTTATCAGCCGCACCAATTTGTGTAAAGTCTGTGGTTCCAACAGTTTTAATTTTAAATGTTTTGCCGGTTACAAAACTACCAGCAGCAGTCTCCCTGCTAGTTACAGTTCCATCATTGGCTACAAAATCTGTGTTGTCAATGTTAAGCCTAAACATGTTCGCTCTGTTTGGTGTTTGGAATTGTAAAACATTAATCCATTCTGAACTAGCTTGTGTATAGTTTTGAATATTGAATGCACCATTAAATGCACTGTAGTCTGGTGTTAAGGTTGAATCATATTCATTAACAATCTTTAATCCTTGGAAGTTATTACCACTTCCACTGTTAGCCATGTATTTGATTTCATTAATAACTGGAGCTGTAATTGTTTTGTTGCTTAGTGTTTCTGTTCCAGTTAATGTAACACCATCTGTGATTCCGTATCCACTAATTGTAGTTGGTGTTGAAGTGATTGCACTCCACGCCAAAGTTGATATGCCTGGTAAGTTTGTTAACTGTGAACCGTCAACTGCTGGTAGCTTTGCACTGCTATCTAATTGAACAATCTTGTTTGCAGTTGTTCCAACATCAACGTTTAATGTTCCGCTTGAAGTAATTGGTCCACCTGTTAAGCCTGTTCCACTGTCAACACTTGTAACACTTCCTGAACCTGTTCCAGTTGGTGCTGGTTTCCAGTATGAGTTTGTATTATCCCAAGTAAGAACTTGTCCATCAGTTGGTGTTGCACTGTTTACATTGTTTAAGTCTGCTAGTGCTAAACTTACTGCGCCTGTGGCACCGTTAACACTTGTAACTGGCGAGGTTGCTGCTGTAAAGCTAATAACACCTGTTGAATTATCATAACTAATATCGCCACTTGCACTAATACTAGTTCGTGCTCTCGCTTGTGTAAAGTATTCGTTAGTTGAACCTTCGGCAACTGTATCTGTGTTGCCTTGTGTATAAGTTATTGCACCTGTTGAATTATCGTAACTTAAACTACCACTCGCAGTTATGGCAGCTCTTGAACGTGCATCTGTGTAATAAAGGTTTGTTGTTCCTTCACTAAGATCATCTGTGTCTTTACTACTTAGATCGAGGTTGGCTCCTGTTTGTAAATTGATTCTGGCATCAGCTCTAGCATCAGTAAAATATAAATTAGTTCCTTCAGTTAGATCAGTTGTTGTTGATGAAGTTTCATCTAATAGTTTAATCCAATTGCCACCGTGTGCAAAGTAACCTTTTCCTGTTGCATGAACATGAGCAAACATTCCGTGATATGTTGTTGCACTTGGTAAGTCACCTTCTGTTGCAAACATATTTGCAAACTTAACTATTTCACCATCTGTTGCTGCTAAGGCTCTTGCATCTGTAAAATATAAATTAGTTCCTTCTGACAAATTGGTTGTGCTTTTGGTTGCAAGGTCCGTGTCAAACTGTGCTGAGTCTCTGGCTGATGTGTAATATAAATTACTTCCTTCTGTTAAGTCACCTGTGTCTTTGGTTGCTAAATCAGTATCAAATTGTGCAGTATCTCGTGCCGCAGTATAATAAAGATTACTTCCTTCAGTTAAGTCACCTGTATCTTTGGTAGCTAAGTCTGTATCAAACTGTGCTGAGTCTCTGGCTGCAGTATAATAAAGGTTAGTTCCTTCTGTTAAGTTTGTAGTTGATTTAGTTGCTAAGTCAGTGTTGAATTGAGCCGTATCTCTGGCGGCAGTATAATATAAATTACTTCCTTCAGTTAAGTCATCTGTGTCTTTAGTAGCTAAGTCAGTGTTGAATTGTGCAGTGTCTCTGGCTGCTGTGTAGTAAAGGTTAGTTCCTTCACTTAAATTTGTAGTTGATTTAGTTGCTAATCTTGTATCAAAGTCTGTGTTGGCTCGTGTTGTTGTGTAATATAAATTAGTTGAACCTTCACTTAGATCGTCAGTATCGTGATTGCTTAAACTTGTAACAGTTCCTGTAATATCACCTTCAATGTCTGCAATCAATGTGCCTTTGGTAACACTTATAGTTGATTGAGTTCCATCTGCTGTAGTTGTGCCTAATGTAAACTTGTCTGCACTCTCATCCCAAATGAATGCTGCATTATCTAGATCGCCACGCTCAACAATCATTCCACTATCTTTGGTTGGTGTTGATCCTGTTTGATCTTTGTTTAATACAAATAAGTTATCTTTGATTAATAAGTTTTCTGTGTTAACAGTTGTGGTTGTTCCGCTTACAGTTAAGTCTCCTGTAATGCCAACATCTCCACCAACAGTTAAATCGTTTGTTACAGTGATATCATTTGTTACAGTAACATCGTTGCCAACACTTAGATCGTTTGTGATTGTAGTATCGTTGCCAACAGTTAAATCATTTGCAACAGTGACATCACTTGGTAAGCCAACTGTAACGGCACTTGTTTCTGTTCCTGATCCTGTTATTGTTATTTCGTTTGCAGTTCCAGTTATAGTCGCAACATAGTTTCCAGTTGTGTCTGTTCCTAATGCAACACTGTTTGCTTGAACTGAAGCCGCAACAACGTTTAAGCCGTCAATGTAATTCTTATCAATGTGTGCTCTAACTTCTGTAGTGCTTGGTCCAACATAAGCAAATTCGCCTGTTGAACTATTGTAAGTTAAACTTCCATCACCACTTGATGTTGCACTAAAATGTGCTCTGGCTTCAGCGGCACTTGGCCCAGTGTAACTAAACACACCTGTTGAATTATCATAACTAAAGGTTCCGTCTCCACCATTTTGTAATGCACTAATATGAGCTCTAACTTCTGTAGCGTTTGGACCTGTGTAAGTTATAACACCATTGCTGGCATCATAAGTTAAACTTCCATCACCGCCTGAATCAGTAACACTAATATGAGCTCGTGCTTCGCTTGGTGTTGGTCCATTATAAGTAAACACACCTGAGTTTGCATCATAGGCAAGACTTCCATCTCCACCTACTGAGTTTGTTACACTTACTGAGTTTCTTGCACGGGCATTTGTGTAATATAAATTACTGGTGCCTTCGCTTAGATCATCTGTATCAGCGGCAGCAATTCTGGCGTCAGCTCTAGCATCTGTGTAATATAAATTAGTTCCTTCTGTTAGATCAGTTGTGCTTTTAGTAGCTAACCTACTATCAAACCTTGCGTTTGTATAATAAAGATTGTTTCCTTCAGCAATGTCTGTGGTTGTAAATGCAGCTGAAATGCCGCTGATATCAACAGTGTTACCTGATGATATTGTTAAGTTTGGTGAGCTGAATAACAACACCTGACTGTCTGATTGTGTTGTTAAGTATCCTGCATCGTTAGTAAACATACTAACATTACCTGACTTGTTTGTTAATGTGTCTGTTGAATTTGCTTTAATAAATTGTTCAGTGTTGTTTGTAACAATATTTTGAACTCTAGCGTTTGTGTAGTAAAGGTTTAATCCACCTTCTGTTAAATCGTTTGTTGACTTAGCTGCTAAGTCACTGTTGAATAATGTTGAACTATAATACTTTGCAGTTCCTTCTGGGACATCATCTGTGTCTAATGAAACTGATCCTGATTCACCATTAACTGATACAACAAGATTACCTGTTGCGTCAAAGCTAATAACACCTGTGCTTGAATCATAAGCAATATCG